GGTTCACCATCTAACCTTGAGCATATCCTAGAAGAAATAAGAGTTCTTGACTGGTTAGTCTTCTTTACCTTTGACGTTGTGCATAAATACACCGCTTCGGCCATATCTCTTTTTCGTATGTAGACATCAAAAGCTTTATGCTCTTTGTACTCAACTTTCATAATTCTATACGTTGTAGAAAAAGGTATGTTCATCCAGTTTAAATCAAACAAATCAATCTGATAATACCTTATCTCTTCCCTAGAATTAAAAAGGGACATCTCTACCTTGACCACGTTTTTGACGTGGGACATCTTTACTTCTGGGTATGCGGGGGTCATCTCATGCGAAGTTGCACAAGCTCCCCAAACCAAAAAGGCTATGGTTAACTTACTTAGCAATGCAGCTTGCCTGCACCACGGCAGTGTAGTTACCTCCTGGTAAAGGTTTAGCGGAGCCGTAAGTTGCACTAGATGCAGTGCTGAACCATGTGGAGCCTGCAAGTGTAAGGTTAAAGTTTGTAGTATTACCAACTACTGTCTTAGCGGCTTCGTAAGCTGACATACCCGCAACAGACGTTTGAGTAACGCTTGTGCTACCTGTCCACGCAAGCGTATCTGTAAGCGACGGAGACGAACTAAAGGATGTTGGGTGTGTTATACTAGCTATATAAGCATCCGCGATTGAAACGTCATACCTCATTACAGGTAGTACACCACCGTCAGCGGGAGTAGTGCTTAACTTACTAGCAATCGGGTTGCCGTATGAACCTGATTTAGTTGTTTGGATAACACATTTAGCTTCTACGCTACCTGTGATCTGGACGTCAGCTAATGCAGGAAACGCGCATAGTGAAAGTATTACTATAGAATATTTCATATTAAACCTCATTTGTTATACTGCATATCAACCATCTTCTCATGCAGGATCTGTTGTGCCAAGTTATTGCGAAGGGCTTTCTTGTTATCAGGTATTTCTGAATCAGCAAGACCAGGGGCATCAGCATACGAACCACCATTAATAGATGCATTGTAATACATATTAAGATTAGTTTGTTGATTGATAGCCATAATAATCTGATCTTGTCCTTGCGCTTTAAATAGGGTCAACGCATTGGCAGATGCCGTCAGCCCCATTTCAATTCTGGTTTCTTCTTCTTCTTCCTCCTCAGAAAGTATCAACTCCCCGTCTTCATCATACTCAAAGTCTGTATCGGCGTCTATAGCGTCTACAACAGCGTCATCTTCGAGCGCATTATACACTTCTACAACGGGAATAACAGGCATGGGTTTCACATATCCTGGGCAGGCAGGGTTGGACTGTTCGTTAAAACACTCGTCGATCCTATAGTTATATATAACCACAGCATCTTTGACCGAGCCTTTCCCTTCAATGTCAATCGAACCTGCACCCCATTGGGTAGCTGGAATGTTAGAAAGGGGAAAAGATTTAACGATGGTGTTTCCGGGAACTCCCGACCAGTCGTCGGTTTCTCGAAAGATATAGCCGTCTCCGCTAGCCTTCTTATTTCCAACGTGGACTTTCATGTTATCTTCTGGGTTCTTGACCGTGGTATATCTGTATAAAAGACCGTTTATGTCTATGCCTGGAACATCGGGCAGGACAGAACCCATGCCCCAGCTTAGTGCTGTGGACGCGGCGTTTCCTGTTGCCCCATAACTATAAGGATCACAAGAAGAGTAAGAAGGCCAAAGTGCTAATAATAACACTAAGACCTGTTTTTGTTTCAACGTTTTCATTGAACATCTTTCTCATTGGATTGTTCTGATCTCTTCGTATTTCTTCCTTTACAGCTTCCATTTCCCATGCAAGCCTAGCTTTATCGCCCACCAACCCATCCTTGGGACAGGGCGTCCCCGCGTTGAGCATGGCTTCAAACACTCTTTCGTCCTGACACATTACGGATACGGCAGCAACTTTCATGCCCATATCATACATAGTCTTAGCGTTCTTGAGCTTTTCACAGTTCATATCTCGTACAGTTCTACCTGCGGATATACCTAGGATCTGTGTCTGCACCGCCCCCGCAACACCTACAGTACATAGGTCAGAGTTGCTTGCGCTAATCTGTGGAGAAATCGCAGAAGGCGGTGGACTGTTGATGGTAGTGTCCATCGAACCATCAGATGTAATTGTACTGTTTGTATCAGTTCTGATTGTATCGTCGGCGGACACAACCCCGCCGATCATAATTAGTATAGCCGCTAGAAGACCGCGGGTCATCTTCTTTCCATAGCCTGACGTTGTACGTCAATGCGTTCCCTGTTTACCTCACTGCGATCATCAGCGATCTGCTCTTGAAGTTCTAGCCTAGCGGAGTCAGTAGTAGCTTGCTGTTCAAGTTTCATCTGGTCTAGCTGTAGTTTAGCCTGTTCCATCTGTGCTTTCTGCGAAGCTTCCATCTCCTTGATTGCTAACTCTTGCATACGGATAGTTACGAGCGGATCTTGCTCTGCGCCACCTTCACCTTTGTATGTCAGTAGAGGCATAACCTCTTGTAGCAACTCTGATTCAACCTGTGAAACTCGAGCCTCCACTTGATCTGGTGGCATTTGAGACTGTTGCATCTGTTGTTGCAGTTGAGCAATCTGTGTCTGCGCCATCTCAGGAAGCAATGCTCCTGCTTGAACTAGGTTTGTAATCTGAGCAATCTGTTGTTGTAGCTCTTGCATCTGCGCTTGTTGCATCTGCTGCATCTCCATTTGAACCATAACTCTAGCCTTCATGCTGACGTGTTGGAACACATGACTGAAGATTGCGGCCAGAACTGCCGGTGTTTGTTGTAGTATATCAAGCTCGAGCATAGCCAAGTGGCTCTGAATATGCGCGTCGTGATCCTGTTGAGGGAACGCTTGTGGTGTTTTACCACCAATCATAGCCGCATTCTCTGTAGCAGGGTCTTGTGGCATAGGCTCTGGAGCCGGTGGTAGGATCTCGTCGATATTCTGCACCTCTAATGCTTGATACATTCTTCTGTATGCGGCGTGCAGATTGTGCATCTGCGGGTTAGACTGCGCCAGTTGGAGCTGTGTTTGCGCGAGTGTAACACGTTGCGACATGGAGAAGATGTTAGGGTCTGAGACTGGGAGGACGTCTACCCGAGCATCAAAGTCTTCTACTTTAACTTGCGCCTGTGCGCCCGCTACTTCGTAGGGGTACATAGGAGGGAGGTTTTCAGAGAAGATACGCGCCAGTAAACGGAACTCTGTTTTCTGAGCGTAGTGCAATCGTTTATGAATCGCAGACATGACCTTCATGCCTCGTTCCAACATAGCTACTGTAGTTCCAACAGGAGTCTCCTGACCCATGTCCGAGATCTGTTGATCAGCTAATGCAATGAACCGACGTCCGTCATTCACTAATCCACCTAGTAACTGAGCCAGTGTACCTGATGGTTCTTTGTATGGCAGCGGTACGATAGCGTCTCTAATGCTTCCTCCTGGGGCGTCAATGTCTCTCCACTCTCCAGGCTGTAATGGCTCATCTGCGTTGCGTACACGCACTCCACGGGCTTTAAAACCGGCAGGGAGGTTAGCGAGTGTTCCTGCATCGATAAGCTGACGTAGGAGGCTCGTTGCCGCTCTACCAAGCCCACCAACCATGTGGATCAGACCGAAGCCATAGAACCCAAGACCAGGCATGAACTTGTAGTGTACGAAATACTGACGCTTACGCTTGAAGATATCTTCCATCTCGTAGTTACGACGGATAGATAGGATCGAACCAGACGAATCGTCTAGTGTAACGATGTATGGGAGCTTGATTCCAGTAGGCTCTTGAGTCTCCGGATCCATGTCCTCGAACCCTTCAAGGTCTAAATCAACGTGCATTTCCAAGATATTAAGCACATCATCGCTATAATTCTTAGATAATCCCTCTAATTCATTTACTTTCTGGCGTACTTGATCCTCTTCAACATCCTCAGATGCAGACAGATCAACGTCACGATACATCCCTGCGTACTGCATTTTGATAACATCGTTGAGATCCATGCGTAAAACGTGGGTCACACGGCTAGCTGTTGCTAAATCAGAAGCAGCGTATGAAACAACAAGGTCTTGTGCCGGAATAAACTTAGCTATAGCGCGTTGTTTCGTTGGATCGAAGTACACTTTCTTAAATGTTGAACCTGATAGCGGCAAATAAAACAGCATCTGATCCATATCGGGATCGTACTCTTCCATGATCTCCGTGATCTGGTAGTTCATGAAATCTTTTACACGTCTAGCCTGCTCTTCTCGTGCGCGGTCTTTAAGTCCCAGGACCGCGGTGCGTACTGGTCCGCCCGATGGCAAGAGTTCCTTGTATGCCTGTGCTTGGAACTGGGTTACGCTTTCACTAATCATAGGATGCGTAATGCCAGAAGCCCCTTCAAATGGAGTAGAGCGGTCTTCCGTCTTAATCCCTAACAGATCTAAGCCGTTGACGTATGCATCTTCCCACTCAGAGCGAGAGGATAAATCATCTTCGTACATGCTGCGCAGATCAGAGGACAGTTCGCCCAAGACCCCGTCCTCTAGGAACTCAGAGAGGTTCGCGTCAAACGGAATAAGATCTTCTTGGCTTAGTCCTTCTAAACTATTGAAGTCTATAGGCTGTACGGTTGCGCCGCCCATCCCATCTTCTATAATTTCGGCACCGCCTGGAAACTCCATCGGTGCGTCTACTGATACTTCTAGTTCGGGAAGTCCCGCTGTGTCGTCGAGGTCAAGACCTGATGCGACCATGTTAGGTGGTGTTGCCATTAATAATACTCCCGTTTACGGGGCCTCCATTCATCGTCTTGTGTGTCTTCTCCGTGAAGAGAGATAAATCCACCTCGACGGAAACGCATAAGTGCTAGTGTCATACTATCACAATAATCATCGTTGTCACCATTAGGAAACGAAACAACTTCTTCAATCACTTCGTCTGCAAATTTCTTGTCGTCTGGTGCCCATACCATTCCCGCTTCAAATAGCGGTGCAACCATGTGCATCCTGGTCACCTTATCACTTCCTTTGCCCGGTGAGAACCCCAATGCGGGTATTCCGCGCAGTCTAAGTTCGTCAATAAGCGGTGTACCTGTCGCTTTTGCCTCTACCAACACCATATCAGGCTCCCAATACTCGTGTTCTTCGAAGG